GCCCTTGAACTGGCGGGCGGTGGCAGAGTTCCCCTGGCCGGTGGAGAATGGCACGGCGCCGGAGCCGATCGATCAAAACGGAGCCATGAAGGTGGGTGCCCTGGTGAACATGAACGTGCGCAGTGGGCCGGGGACGAATTACCCGGTCATTGGCAGCCTGGCGGAAGGCCTGATCGTTCCCGTGATCGGTGTGGGCGGCTCGGACATCTGGGTTGAGATAGCTCCGGGCAGGTTCGTGGCCATGCGCACGGGCGGAAGGCAATACCTGGAGCAGGTTTGAGGTGAAGCGCAGCCCTGAAGAGTTGTGCCGCAGGCGGTATGTGAGAAAAGAGAAAGCGAAGGAAAAGAAACGTGAGAGACCAACTCGGAAGAACAGCCCTAATGATTGATATCTGGAAGCCGATAGAAGGCTATGGGGCTCTCTATGAAGTCAGCAATCGGGGAAGTGTCCGCAGAACCAGACGTGGAAAAAGGACATCCCCACGAATGTTGTCTCCCAGAAATCACAATCGTGGCTATTTGTATGTCAGTCTTTTTCTTATGGGGGTTTCTCGCAACTTTTACATTCACCGATTGGTAACCGCGAGTTTTCTGGGACCGATACCTGAAGGCATGACCGTCAATCACAAAGACGGAAATAAACATAACAACAACTTCGATAATCTTGAATATGTTTCGAATCAACGGAATCTTTATCATGCCAGAGATATGGGTCTCCTTAAGTATGCCAAGTTGAGCATGGAAAAAGCGGAAGAAATTCGAACCTTATATTCAACCTGCGAATACAGCTCCGCTTCGCTTGCTGAGATTTATGGGGTATCTCCAACAACTATTGACTATGTTCTTTCAGGAAAGATTTGGAGGCCGATTGAGAGTATCCCTTGATCTCTATTTCGGAGCTGTGGAGGTAACCCGGTGGCCATAGACAAGTGGAACGAGCTGCAACTGGGCTTTGATCTGGACCTGGATGAGGTGGCTGAGGACGCCATCGAGCGATCCATCTCTCCGGAGGAAGCGCGCCTGATCAGCGAGGCTGCTCGCCAGGTATTTGAGAACCGGCAGAGCAGCATACTGTCGCTTGCGCCGGATGTGGAGCTGGAGGAGACAGAGGGCTGGTACCGGGATTACGTTCGGCTGCGCGAGCAGGGCTGGCCATGGCGGATTGCGGCATATATCGCCTGGGCGGCATCACCCACGCTATCGCGCTGGCCGTCTACGCTCTCTAAGCTGGCCACGGAAGTGCTGGGACTGCGCGGTCCAAGGACGATCCACAACTGGCGGAAGAAGCACCCCAGCCTTGACTCGGTGGTGGGGATGCTGCAAACAGCGCCCTTATTTGAGCACCGGCGGGACGTGATCAATGCCCTGATCGAGATGGCCAGAACACCGGATTACAAGGCCTTCAATGACCGTAAGTTGTTTTTGGAGCTGATGGGCGATTATGTGCCCAAGAGCCAGCTGAGCCTGAAGAATTCTGGCAAGGCCAATGACCTGTCTGAGCTATCGGATGCTGAGCTGGACCTGCTGGCGGGCGAGATTGCTGAGCGAAAGGTATTGCTGGAGGATGATGACGCTCACTCCGACGAGCCTGATCAAGCCTGAAGAGGCTTTGCAGGAACGGATCCGCAGGGAGAGAGCCAGGCGCCACCTGGTTGATTTCTCTGAGTACGTCGCGCCCTGGTACCGGGCCGCGGCTCATCACAGGCTGGTGGGCGAGTACCTGGAGCTGGTGGAGACCTTCATCCGCACCAGGGGCACGACGGGTATCAGCAGGCTGTTGATCCTACAGCCCCCACGGCATGGGAAGAGCGAGCAGGTCTCGCGCATGTTCCCGCCCTGGATATTTGGTCGCAACCCGGATGCGAGGATCATCCTGGCCTCCTACGGCGGTGACCTGGCCTCCAAGCACAGCCGGGCCGCGCGCGAGATATTGATGTCAGATCGCTATCGGGCGGTATTTGGGAACCTGGCTACCACGGATGCGCCGGTAGAGCTGTCTGGTGACAGCCGCTCCGTGGTGGCCTGGGACCTGGCAGCTCCCCACCGGGGCGGCCTTCTGGCAGCTGGTGTGGGAGGCGGCATTACCGGATCGGGCGCGAATATATTCATCCTCGATGATCCTGTCAAGAACCGGGAAGAGGCGGAGAGCGAATCGAACCGCGAGCGGGTGTGGGAATGGTGGACTTCCACGGCCTACACCCGTTTGGAAGATGGCGGGGCGGTGATCGGCATGCTGACCCGCTGGTACCAGGATGATTGGGCCGGGCGTTTACTGAAGGCTATGGTCACTGATCCACAGGCGGACCAATGGGTGGTCCTGTGCCTGCCGGATATCTGGGAGCCACCCCAGGTCCCGGAAGGCAAGCCCTTCAGCGAATACCACCGCGAGAAATTGCTGGAGGGCGTGTGGGTAGACGAAAATGATCCGCTGGGTCGCCAGCCGGGCCAGGCGCTATGGGCGCAGAAATATAACGAGGAAGACCTGGAGCGGATTGCGGCCAATATCGGCACCTACGACTACCAGGCCCTCTACCGGCAGAACCCCTACCTGCGCTTGGGGAATTTCTTCATGCGCGATTGGCTGCCGGTGGTGGATGAGCTGCCGAAGCCGGAGAAAATCGTGGCCCGCATCCGCTCATGGGATAAGGCGGGCACCAAGACCGGCAGCGGCGGCGACTATTCGGTGGGCGTGCTGATGTGCATGACTTCCGATGAGGCTATTTATGTCGAGCATGTGGTGCGCGGGCGCTGGACACCGGGAAAGCGCGAAGAGATGATGCTCAAGACTGCCCAGCTGGACGCCGAACGCAAGGGCCCCAAGGCGTTGATCTGGCACCAGCAGGATCCCGGCTCGGCAGGCCTGGATAGCGCGCAGGCTACCAACCGGATGCTGGCAAAACACGAATTCAGGGCTCATTTTGAGACGGTCACCGGCGACAAGGAAGTGCGAGCGGGGCCCTGGTCATCGGCATGCGAAGGCGGGCAGGTACGCCTGGTGCGAGGTGGATGGAACGAGGCATTTATCGAGGAGCACCTGGCCTTCCCCAAGGGCCAGTTCGACGACCAAGTGGACGCGGCCAGCATTGGATACAGCAAGCTGAGCGGGCACAAGAAGAAGAGAGAACCGAAGTCATACCAGGGTTAGAAAGCAGGAGATAAATAATGTCATATCTGAATGATGTAGTACTCGATAGCGGTTTATCAACGCTGACTTCCAACGGGGACCGGCTGGATATCTGTGATACGGAGCCGACCAGCTACGCGGAGGCGACCAGCACCTATTCGTTGGGGAATTCTGCCATCACGATCGGCAGCCCCGGGGATGGAACTCCCAGCGGGCGCAAGGTGACCGTCGGTGCAATCGCTGCTGGTGAGGTGACCGTAACGGACACAGCGGCTTATTGGGCCATCACCAATGGCACCGATACGCTGTATGCCGTTGGGTCGCTATCCAGCCCGCAGGCTGTGACGGATGGGAACACCTTCACGCTGGCGGCTTTTGACGTCACCATTCCGGATCCAGCCTGATGCACTGGTGCGTGTACTACGGTGACGGCAGCACGTTCAGCGACGAGGATGGTCCGCCAGAGGAAGCCCCATCTCTGAACGTGCAGGCTATCACCTGCGAGCCAGACGGCGTATGGAAAGGCGGCGATTTGTTTGGTCTGTTCGATTATCTATTGAAACCAGGATGGAGACGGGTGCTGTTCGGTAGAGCAGTCACTAACGCCGAAAATGACCGCGCCGTTAGGCAAGCAAGGAATGATCCACGCTTTGATCCAAATGAGGTTGGCCTC